CACTACTCGGGAGGGGAAGTGAATCGACGACGGCTACTACAACTCTGGCGCGACAAGGGTCTGGTCGAGCACATCCGTTACCAGGCGCGGCGGCATTTCTTCAGGCTTGAGGACCGGGAGGACGCCGTTGACGAGGCTTGGGAAAAGATCACCGCGCTGACTGGGCATCCGTCACGCGACGAGATCAAGAAGCGCGCTCTCAATGCAATCAACAACCTCTATGACCGGGAGCATCGACGCCGCGCGCGCTTGGTGCACTCGGATGGGAACAAGATCTCCTCGCCCATCTACGATGATGGGAACGGATAGGGTGAGAAGCCGCGGGGCCGCCCGCGGTACCCGATGTCCCTACATCTGCGGCAAGGGAGGCTGGCTGTGGTCGGCCTCCCGCTTTGGGAGAGAAAGATGCCGATCGCGCCAGCCCGCCCATGCAGACAGCCCGGATGCCCTCAGCTGACGCGCCTGTCTCACGGGTATTGCGTCAATCATGCGGGCAACGCGATCCCGCGCCCGGCAGGTCGGCAATCCAAGCTGCATACTGCCAGGTATGGTGGGTGGAGGAAGATCAGGGCGGCTGTCCTCATAGCCGCGGGGATCCCCCACGATCAGCATCATCTCTACTCGGTAGACCATCGCCCTGCCTATGACCCTGCACGCGAGCCCGATCACCGCAAGTATGAGCTCGTCCCCATGCTGATGCCGCAGCACAACAGCAAGACTGCCCGCCAGGATGGCGGATTCGGCAATCCAATCGGTAATCGGGCATGAAGAGGGGGGCGTGTCAAATCTCTGGGGGATCCAGATGTACACCGTGCCCCGCCATTCGCGTGAGCGAAACCAGATCGAAAGTAAGGGGCTGATGGGCAACCCAAGGCTCCCCAGAGAGACGAAGATCATCCGCGGGACATTCCGCAAGCACCGCGAGCCCACGCATACGCCGGATCCCACGCGGATCAATGAGATCCCGGCGCCGCCGGCACATCTGCGGCCCTATGCGAAGCAGGAATGGAAGCGTGTGGCAGCCGAGCTCGTCGGGGAGGGCATGCTCACGGTGCTGGATCTCGCGACCCTCGAGATTTGCTGCGCGGCCTATGCCCTCTATCGCGAGGCTGAGAATGCAATCTATAGGCCGAAGAAGGGCAGGACCCAGACGCTCGCGCAATACCTGAACGGCCGCAATTCACAGACCATGCCCGAGCTGAGCACGATGCGTGGCGCTTGGCAGACGTACAGGAGCTACCTCACGGAGTTCGGCCTGGCCCCCGCGTCACGCGGTCGTATCAGCGTGAAGCCCTCTTTCTCTGGCGAAAAGGACCCCATGCAGGAGCTCCTCGATGGGACGTAGGGCATGGATCATCCTTGCATTGGTGGTCGCCATGGCGGCTAAGGGCTACACCGCGCAGCAGTACATCAATGACGTGCGCTCGGGAAGACAGGTCGCGTGCAAATATGTGAAGCTCGCCGTCGATCGGCACATTCGCGACCTGGAGCGCGCCGGCTCGGAGGAGTTCCCGTACTACTTCGATGCGACCGCGGCAAAGCGCGTCATCGACTTCAAACAACAGTTGCGCCATACCCAGGGAGAATGGGCCAACCCGAGGAAGCACGACACGCGGATCCACCTCGAGCCGTGGCAGCAGTTCAAGGACTGGGTGCTGTTCGGATGGCGGAAGTTGGATGGCACTCGCCGATTCGGAAAGGCCTATATCGAAGTCGCGCGCAAGAACGGAAAGACCACGGATGCCGCGGCGACTTTGAACTATCACTACTTTGCGGACCGCCCGCGCGAGATTGGTCCCCAGGCGTACTGCGTGGCAACGAAAAAGGACCAGGCCCATATCGCATGGGACGAGGCGCGCCGCCAGGTCGAACGCCATCCGATCCTGAAATCTCTCAGCCGTGTGTACAAGCAGAACTCAACGATCATTCTGAACGGTGACTCCGCGGCCAAATGCACGGTATGGGGAAAGGACTCGGGGACCCAGGACGGGTTCAACCCCTCGCTCGCCCTGGTCGACGAAGCGCATGCCTACCCCGACAACCAGATGATGGAGGTCATCGAGAGCGGCATGGGCGCACGTCAGCAGCCGCTCATCTACATCATCACGACGGCCGGGCTGGACATCAATGCGCCCTGCTACCAGGAGGAGCGGACGCTCGCAGTCCATATTCTTGAGCGCACGATCGATCCGGTGCCAGAGAACCTGTTCTGCCTGATCTATACGCTCGACGATGGCGACGACTGGACTGATCGCGGCGTCTGGGTGAAGGCGAACCCGAACATCGGCGTGTCGCTCAGCTGGGAATACCTGGAGGACCGGGTCCAGCAGGGCCTGCAGATGCCCAGCCGGCAAAATCAAATCCTCACGAAGAACTTCAACATCTGGACGCAGTCGGAGACCCGCTGGATCGGCGCGGAGATCTGGGAGGCATGCGACGAGCCCGTGGATCCCGCGGCCCTCGCCGGCAGGCAGTGTTATGCCGGGCTGGACCTTTCCACCGTCATCGACATCACTTCCTATGCACTCGTCTTCCCTCCGCTCGAGTCGGATCCCTTCTACCGCTTCCTCTGGCGGTTCTTCATTCCCTCGGATGATCTGATCGATCGGGAGAGAAGGGACAAGGTCCCTTACATCGAGTGGGTGAGGCGGGGGCTGATCACGACCACGCCGGGGAACGTCATTGACTACGATTTCATCGAGCAGCGCTTCCTCGAAGACGCGAAGATCTACCAGATCCAGGAGATTGGCTTCGATCCATGGAAGGCCCAGGAGATCGTGAACCATCTCACCGAGGGCGGCTTGACCATGGTTCCTATTCAGCAGCGCTACTCGGGAATGGCGGCGCCGACAGAAGAGTTTGAACGCCTGGTGCTGAAGAAGGGCATCGCGCACGGCGGCAACCCTGTCATGACCTGGATGATCTCCTGCACCGAAGTGAAGAGCGACCGGCAGGGAAACATCATGCCGATGAAGCCCGAGCGCCACAAGAGCGGAAAGCGCATCGACGGCGTGGTTGCTGCAATCATGGGGCTGGACCGCGCGCAGCGCAACGGCGGCGCGCTGAGCGTCTACGAAACAAGGGGAGTGGCGGTGATCTGATGAGAATCCGAGACGTGTGGAAACTCATCCGCGCAGCCTGGCCGAACAAATCCCTTGAGGAGTTCGCCGAGGAGATGCGCCAGGGGCAGGACGCCTACCCGACCCGTGCCGGCGTCCCGATGGGCCCGAGTTCCGCGATGGGGATCTCGGCCTTCTTCTGCGGCGTGAACCTGATCATGGGCGCCATGGCGTCGATGAAGTGCGTGCTCTACAGGCGCACCGGGGAGGACAGCCGCGAGCGCTTCCGCGATCACCCGCTGTACCGCGTCCTGCATGACCGGGCGAATCCGTACCTGACGGCGCATGCATGGAAGCGCGCGATCAGCGGGCAGCTCGTCCTCTGGGGCAGCACCCGCTCCATCATGCTGCGCGACCCCTACCGCGGGACGATCACCGGGGTGGAGAAAATCCTAGATCCCTCGCAGGTGAAGAAGTTCGTTGAAAAGAAAACCGGACGGCCGTCGTACGACATCACGTATGGCCCGGGCGAAAAAGAGACGTTGACCCGCGAGGGTCCCCGGTTCGTCTTCGATGTCCCCGGTCCCGGTTTCAGCGGACAATCTGGTTTCTCACTTCTAGGGCTCGCGCGGGAGTCCATGGGGCTCACCGCGGCGATGGAGATTTACGGCCAGCAGTTTTTCGGCAAGGGCGTCCACACGGGCGGCTTTGTCGAGCGACCCCTGGAGGCGCCGAAGTTCGCAAGCGACGAGGCGCGTCAGCGCTTCATGGAGTCGATCGCGGCCAGCTATTCGGGTCTGCAGAACCAGGGCAAATACGTCCTCCTGGAGGAAGGCTCGAAGTTCAACCCGAACATCATGCCACTGGAGGATGCGCAATTCCTGACCTCGCGCACATTCCAGATCGACGAGGTCGCACGCTGGTTGAACCTTTCCCCCGCGCGCCTGAAGGAGCTTTCGCGGGCGACGTTCTCGAATATCGAGCAGCTGCAGATCATGGACCTGCAGGACTGCTTCCTCCCGTGGGCCTCGCTCATCGAGGCTGAGATGAACGCCCAGCTCATCGAGCCCGACATGCAGGACCGGGCCTTTGCCGAGTTCGACATGGATTCGCTCCTCCGCGCCGACACGGTTTCCGAGGCGAACGCCCTTGCCCTCGAGCGCCAGTGGGGCATCACGAACGCGGATGAGTGGCGGGCGAAGAAGAACCGCAACCCGCAGCCCGACGGCCAGGGGAAGAAGTACCTGGTGCCTTCGAACTATACCGTCGCCGACAAGATCGGCGAAAACCCTGCGCCCGGCGACGCGAAGAGCCCGACCGCCCCGTCGCCCGCGGAGCCCGATCAGGCGCAGGCGAAAGCCCCGGCGCGCTTGGATATCAGGGTGGGGGCGGCGCTTCGAAAGAAACGTTTCGAAAACATCACCTACGACCAGGGCGGAGTCATGATCGCCGCCGACATCATCGAGGAGGAGCTGAATGGCGAAGAAGCTCATCCTTGAAGACGTCGCCGCGAATGCCGCGGCCGATGCGACTTGCGCCCTTGCTGATGGCGGGTTCGCGCGCCTGGTTGCCGCCGACGGTTCGACCGTGGCCGAGTGCGGCTTTGGCATTCCGGCTTTTGATCCCGCGACCGCCGGTGTCGCGCTCTCGAATCCGCTGGCAAGGGACGCCGACGCCAAGGGAGGGCGTGTTGATCGCTACGAGGCGTACGCCGCGGATGGGGTGACGAAACTCTGGACGGGGACGGTAGGGACCGAGGATGCGAACTGCATCCTGTCCAGGCTTGATATCCTCCCTGGAGCGGAGGTCACCATTTCCCTGATCACGCATCGGCAGCCAAAGCAGGTATGAGCCCATGGCCCTGACGGTAAAGCATCACCATCAGTCAGCAATCGCCGATGACCCGACGCAGGATGTGAGCTCGACGGAATGGAACGAGGCTCATGACATATCGGGAACCGCAGAAGGGGCGGTGCCGATCGGCGGGATCATCATGTGGAGCGGGACGGTTGCCACGATTCCCGTTGACTGGCATCTGTGTGACGGGGCCGCCGGCACTCCCGACCTGCGGGACAAGTTCGTCGTCGGCGCGAAGCAGGATGACGCAGGGATCGCGAAGACGAACCTCGAGGGGGCGCTCTCGCAGGCGGGGGGAACCACCGCGCACATTCACTCCTCGCACGCCGGCCTCACGCACGCCGGTCTGACCATCGGCGATCACACAGGGCTGACGCATGCGCTTGCGATCGCCAATCATCCCGACCTGACGCACGTGGCGCTCGGGGACCATTCGGTACCGTCCCAGGGTGTTACTGTGGAAGGCCTGACGCACGCGGACCATTCGGTTGCCTCGGTGACAATGGGCGTAGCAGCCGCTGCGGACCATCCCTCCGCGACCTATGCGCCTGCGTCGCACCCAGCCGCGTCGTATACGCACCAGTCCTACCCGAGCATCGCAGCTATCGCGGGTGTTGCTCGTTCTCTGGCGAGTGGGACGGCTTCGCGGCTTTCCCTCACCATCCAGGAAGGTAACATTCCCTCCTATGCAGCGCACACCATTGCTGATCACTCGCTCCCTGGGCTCACGCACGCGCCGATCACCGTTGCGGCTGGGACGCATGCGACGCAGGTCGGGACGGTCCCCGCGGCATTGCTGACGCATGTGAGCCATCCGACGCATACAGGATCAGTCCCTGCGGCGTCGCTGACGCACGGCGGGGTGGGGACTCACGCGGCCACCGCCTACGGAGTCCACACGATCACGCAGCCGGCGGACCATGGGGTAGCAGGGACGGTGACCCACTCCTATTCGCAGCCGAGTGCTCATGCAATCTCGGCGCATGACACGGTGGCGAACGTCATCCCGTACTACGCGCTCGCGTTTATCCAGAGGGTGGCATGAGTAAGGAAACGGGCGCCGCGCTTGTCGCCTGCCCCACCTACGCCGGCAAGGAGTATTGCCTGGACGAATGGGTGGCGGCGTACCGTGCGCTCCGCTATGAGCCGCGCTTCGCCTACCAGGTCGACAACACACGCGGCAGCCAGGCATATTTCCGCCTGCTCCAAAGCAAGGGGATCGATTGCACATACCTTGAGGCGTGGCCAGATTGGGACCGGACCTTCCGCCGCTGCTGGGAGCTGATCCTCTCGCGCGCCGAGGCGCTGGATTGTTATTGGGTCTACTCGATGGAGGCGGATAACATCCCCGCCCCAGAGAGCCTGGAGATCCTCGTCAACACGGCGCTCTATGCAAATCTGCACCTGCTCATGCACTCCTATCCGATGCACAAAACGGCGGCGGAGGCGAGCGGGCAGGATCCCGATTCATTCGTCTACCACGAGCTCGGGTGCATGCTGGTGTC